GAATGGTGAAGTAAAGAACTTAACATCATTTCCAGATGCACCATTATCTACATCTAATGTTGCTCTTACCCAAATAGTTTCACCATCTACAACAGTAGGTGATACTGTAGAAGATACTGTTATTCCTGATGCGGTTGTTCCTAATGGTGACCAACCTAACTGTAGTCTTCCATTAGAAGCAACGCTAAACGCATAGGAATACTGGGTACCGCTTGCATATTTTCCTAATAGTATTTGTGTTGCTGATGGAGTCCAGTCATCAAAAGCAGCCTTAACTCGGATATCAATATCACCTATGATATCAACGGCAGCCGCATCAGGTGTGCTTGCATAGTTGCTTGCCACCCCTGGTAAATAGAGATAGGTGCCACTAGCCATATAGCGGTTGTTGACTTCCATATAGTCATCAGTACCAAAGAGCCAAGTAGGTTGAGTTACAGCTACCGTCTTGCGTCCAGATGTGGATCGGTTGATAGTGACAGTCTGTCCTGTAACTGCGGTGAATGAGGTAGCAGATCCTGCAGTGATGACGGATGTGTCAACATCTAGTACCTTAGTACCATCAATACCGTTAAGGACTTGGGCGCGGTAGAATTTGCCTGCAAGGAAATCTCCGCCAATTCCAGCATTTCCAATTCTTAATGTTTCAGTTCCAGAAAATATGGAGGTAGTTCCAGCCTTTGTTACAGTACTTCCTAGTTGAGTCCAGGTAGTACCATTGGTTGATGTATAAAAGATAGTGTCATTACCAGACGCTCCATTATTGACATCTAAGGTTGCTCTAATCCAGAGAGGCGCACCATCTGCGATAGTAGGAGCAACAGTGGAACTGGAACTTAATACTGTTGAACCATCTGCGGTCCAGAAAAATGTCAAAACTCCGCTTGTTGCATTAACGCTTAGTGCATAAGATTTTTGACTACCATTTCCCCACTTTGAAATAATAAAATTGCTTGCGGCTGGTGTCCAATCGTCTAATGCGACATAGGCTCTTACATCAATGTCGCCAGTTATATCTAGTACTTCTGTATCTGGTGACGTTAAGTTGTTTCCAGATACTCCTGGGGTATACACATAATTGGTGCCAGTCCAGTCTAGGAACTTAGGGTCATTGCTGTCAGCAGCGGTGGATGAACCTAGTGTGGTAGGTAGCAGGGAGCCAGCGTTGCCGAGGTTGGTTATTGTCTGACCAGATGCAGAGGCATCGGTAGCATCTACATAGTAGGCAGATTGGCTCGTTAGTAAGTCTGTTGTGTTGTAGACTTGTCGGAGAGCAGCCGCTGCAGGTAGGCCAGTAGTGCCAGCGATGTAATTACATACACCATTAAAATCCAACCAATTCTGACGATTAGTGCCAAGACCTGCGATCTCATTTAATATACCTACCGTGTCTGTTGAGTAAGGGTTAATGTTCTCACGGTTAGCCCATTGCTTGGCAGCTAGTGCCTCATCAACCATATCGTCTTTGTCACGATAGGTACCGCCATTAGCCAACCGATTAAGTTCATCGTTTAGCGTAGAGCCAAATTCTCCGAGAGTCATTATTTCTCCTTAATTACTTTTGTTTACTTGCCCAAGCATTATCCACAAGATTAGGCCAAGATCTACCAGCGGCCTTTGCTCGTGCTTTTGCAGCAGACTTCTGCTTATCAGTTAACTTCTTAGATGTTTTCTTTGGGTTCTTTGTGTCCCAAAAAGCTTTCTTCTGTTTCATTTGCAACTACAATCCCAAGCCCGTAAGGACTTGTTTATTCTAGAATTGGGATCTTTAGCAGTCTTAGCTGAGGTAAGTTTAGACTTCATTCCACACATCCTGCCACAGAATGACTTACGACGGGCAGCGGATTTAGGTGAGCGAGCAGCTTCAGCCTTCTTAACTGGTGGCTTAAGGTTCATACCTTGCGCTTTAGCAGCAGCTCTGCCCTTAGCGTTTAGTCCACCCTTTGGGTTTTTACCTTCAGCTCTTTGCCAGGCTGGAGTCTTTTTGCTTGCCATATTCCCCTACCTTTCCAAGTACTGCTTGGACCGTTCCGTTTTTACGGAGCCGCACTACCATACCATTCTTAATTTGGATTGGGTTGAAGCCGTGATGTGTCTTATATTTTCCAGAAGACATTACTTCTTCTTGGCCTTGCCTGCAGCAGATAACGCGATTGCGATCGCTTGCTTTTTATTCTTAACTACAGGTGCCTTCTTTGGACCCTTGGGGTCCTTACCTGAATGAAGTTTGCCAGCCTTGTATTCCTTCATTATTTTAGAAATTTTGGCTTGAGCTTTAGTCTTCTTCTTCATTTATCTAGGTATCTTCCTGGATTCTTGTTCTTGGACTTCAGTGGCTTTTGCTTCATAATGGCAGCATCAAGGGCGTTAATCTTCTTAGTAGGCATCTTGGCTGGCTTTACTCCAACCTTCTTTGCAGGCTTCTTCATCGCAGGCTTCTTCATTAGTTACGCACCTGCTTTGGAGCTGGCTTTCCTGGAGCACCACTCTGCAACTTCTCGTATGTGTCAAAGCGGGTCTGTGATACTGGCTGGGTTACAGGGTATGGTTGGAAGTAAGACTCTTCGTATGTCTCTTCTACCTGTCCCTTGCCGTATGCTTCTGGGTTATTTACTGGCATTTGTTTACTCCTTGAATGTAAGGTTGATTCCATCAAATGCCTTGCCAGCATCATTGCTGAGGCGAACAGCGGCATCTATATCAGGTTGTCTTGTACTGCGTGGTTCGATACCTTCCTTGACTGCGGAGAAGTACGAATCCAACTCTCTATTGTCTTTCTTTATCTTGGCGCTATCCCAGCCTGTACGACTAGGTGCGGTAGATGGGGCAATCATCGGCATATTTTCTGATATGCAGTCCCCGTATGATGCGTGGTTTTTTGTCTTACAAGAAAATGTGCAATTACTCATTATGGAATCACCGTTAGATATTCACTATAGCCTGCAGCGATAAGGATATCAGCAGTTGCTTGGTCTACTACGTATTCGTGACCACCAAGGAAGTACTGATCTGCTGCAGCCAAGTCATCCTGACTTGGAGTTCTATTCTCTGTGACTGTAGAGCCATTGATAAGTAGGCTCACACCTCTACCGATGTCTGTAATACGACCAATGCCATTGGCATTAGGACGACCAGCAAGGCGGGCATATGGAGTATTTAAGTCTCCATCAGGTAGCCACGTCTCGGCTTGCCAAGGTGTTATCAGTTGGTAATCAGCCATTGTTCTCCTTTAGGTGAACTTACAGCGAAGGCAGGGATTGCTCCCTGCCCCACTGTCAATCAACCTAGTTGATAGATGTAGCAGACTCAATACGATAAAGAGCCGCTTCACGAAGGCGAGCGAAGCCTCCGAAGTAGTACCAACCGATGGTGCGGAAACGACGGAGTGTGTCGATTTCTGGACCGATAACGGTGGTGATGTCCTGGCCCATTGCTTCAGCAAGGGCTTCACGACCAGCGACAACTGCCTGGTAAACAGTAACTGTTCCAGTGTTGACAACTGATGGGACGCGAGGTGTTTCAACTACGAATGCACCTTCGATAACGCCAACAGCACCTGCGACGAACGGAGTACGCTCGACGTACTTGGTGAGTTCCTGGAAACCGCCAGTGCCTGATTCGGCACGGAGGTCAGCAGACTGACGTGGGTGGAGGTAAGCAGCATAGAGTTCGCCAATACGAGGCAGAGCCTTGTTGGAGCGAAGTTGTGTTACAGCCTCACGGATATCAGCAACGCTGATGGTCATTGAGGATGTGATGCCGTTACGGTTTGTAGCAGTTCCTGCGAAAATCGCATTGGAACCACCAGTGAGAACAGATGCTACAACGCTGTCGATTGAGTCAGCAGCATTGTACGCAATGATGTCTGCAAGAGCAGCATCTACATCGTTGAACGATGTGAGGTTCAACTTCTTGGTTGTTGTTACAGCAGAGCCGTACTCATTGAGAGTAACGGTGACCTGTGATGGGTTGCCAAGGGCAGTGGAGGAAACGTCAGATGTTTCAGTCAAGGTGCTTGTAGCAGTGCTTAGGTCTGAATAGATGGAGAATACAACTGACGATCCTGGCATTGCCTGTTGAACTGGCTTGACGTCAGCAATCGCACGCATTACAGGAATGGAGCGAAGCGCCATACGAACGTACTGATCGTACGCTGTCTGGACGAGGTTACTGACCGTAGTGGTAGGTGTTAACGTACCAGCGGGTAGTGCCATTTAGGTTTAGCCTTTCGGATAGTTACGGAAGTTAGATACCAGACTCACGAATGATTGCATCCAAATCTTCACGGCTGTTAGCGTTCATCAAACGACGATAGACATCATCTAGTGGAGCAGGCGCTTGGGCTTGGTCTACTGTCTGAGTCATACGCTGATACTGCTGTGCTTGAGCTGGATTTACATTCGGTGCTGCCTGGTTTTGGCCTGCATCAATACCGAATACATCGGCATAGTTTGAAAGCCAGTTTGATACAGACTCCTCAGTTGGGTCTATATCCTGTGGGATAAATGAAGCAATCTTCTGATTTACCCCGCGACGTTCGAGGGCGTCCTTAATTGCTCGTTCTCTTTGTGCTTTAGATAGGTTCTCAAACTGACTCTTAAGGTCAGCTAGTTCCTTTTCTTTCTGCTTGTTTGCTTTACGCAGTTGTTTGACGAGATCATTACCCAAATCGTTAAGATCTGAATCGTCGTCCTCGTAGTCGTAGTTGGACATAGGTCCTTCTCCCTTTGTTAGTTGTTGGTCGCAGACCTCATATAGATTCGGGGACTCTCTATATGGCTTCTGCTACTGGTCTTGTTATCTCTCTGTCAGGCCAGTGGTTCTGACAGCAGGCTTAGAATGAGCCAGCGCGTTCGCGGGCTAGTGCGCCTTGTGCTGCACCTGATGAGCCAGCAAATTGTGCTTGCTCTAGTTCAGATAGTTTACGGCGCTTACGCTCTGCTTCTGCAGAGCCTGTGAGTCCAAAGACTTCTTGCTCGGCTGTGGCTTGGGTATACTCTCCAAGACCTTGCTTGGCGTAGATATTGCCAAGCATTTGTGCTCTCGGTAGAACTCCTGCTACTGCTTGGAATCCTTCACGAGCCTGTGCTCCAGTAACTCCAAAGCGAGCAAGTTCTTCTGCTCTAGATAGTCCTGTTGCAAGTCCTTGTCCCATTGCTGCTCCACCGATTTCAGCGGCAGTAACCTTACGCTTGATGCTTGTAAGAGCCTTATCTGGGTCTAGAGCATAGGCAAGGATGTCACCATTAGTAATGTCAGGATAGAACTCACGTAGGGCTTGAGAAACTTCTGGGTTAGCATTGATAACGCGGTTATAGGCCGTACCAATACGATCTTCAAGCTCTGCTGCGGATACATCTCCAGCAATAAACTTCTCGAATCCTTCTTGACGGCCCAGTTCACCACGTGTGTAATAGGACTCTGGTAGGCCATAGTTACGCATAATGCTTTGGTATTGGTCTTCTAAATCAATATACTCAGCCTCAGATAAAGCACGAAGACCTTTACCTACACGCTGTGCATTAGCAGCAAAACGCTTCTTGTAGGCATCAGTGCCGCGTAGACGGATTGTAAACTCTGCAGGGGATAGACCTTCTTCGATAAAACCACGCAGTGGCTCTACAAGAGCACCTAGACCATACTGACTGAATTGTTCAAACAATAGGTTATAGGCAGACTCACCTGCTGCTCTGCGATTTGCTGCAGCATCTCCAGCAATTCGAGCGTAGAACTCTGCAAGAGTATCTGTTAGGTCGCCATCTTCTTCATCGCTGCCCTCGTCAACGCCATTAGTTGCTAGAGTTTCAAATGCTGTAGCTCTACCAAACTCAGTTTCAGCAGTAATGGCTGCAGCGGCTGCATCAGCATCTAAATCAGCAGTAATCGTTGCTAAGTCAGTAGCGGCAGTGCCTGCCTCTTCTACTGTTTTTTCTGCAGTGCTTAGGGCAATTTCAGTCTTTGGAGTTTGTGCTGTTATTCTTTTTGTTAGACTGGCTCGTAAGGCCTTGCGTTCTCTATCGGTCATACGCTTTGGGTCTAAAGTAGAACCACTACGGGTTCCAACGCCTGTCTGGGCTTCACTATCTGCCATCAAGCCTGTAGGTCTAGCATTGATTCTCATTTATTACCCCGTAAATCCGAAGTCACGAAGAATACCCAACGCTGCGGTTGAGACATCTTCTCTTGCCTGATCTGTGTACTGCCAGCGTGAATCTTTACGAAGAGCACGCTTGAAATCAAAGGTAGTCATTTCTCTATCTGGGCCTATAGCACTGCGTAATACTGGGTCATCTAGTTTGATAGATGCTGGGTCCAACTCAAGAGTGGTCGCCATAATTCTTTTATATGGCGCATAGATAACATCAAGGTCTACACCTTGGTCAATAAGAGCTCCAACCTTATCTGGCAATCCCAATTTAGCAGTCTGACGGATAATGTTCTTAAATGTATCAACATCTTCGCCATCTTCAATGCGTTTAGCCCAGCCATCTGCTACAGAACCAAAGTCCTTCATCAAGTCAAAGCCATTAGCTGCGGCAGTTTTTGCTAAATCCTGCAGGCTAAGTTTACGAGTATCGGCTTTACGCTGTGAATACTCAGGCAACTTGCGAATCTTATTAGCTAGGAACTGGTCCTTATCAAGACCGCCAGTGTAAACATTTACAGTTACGCCACCAATTTTCTTTGGTGTAGCCTTGATAATCGAAGAGGCTTTCTTCTCTTCAGCAATAAGATCAGCGCTATACTTGGCAGATTCTTCAGCGGTTGGCATACGGCCTAGTTCAGCCTTAAAGATATCCTCAACCTTGGCTGCTGCTTCTAGTGGCGTAGATATATTTTGAGTACCAGTGGCTTTTCCTAGCCCACCTCCACCACCTGCTCCCTTGAGAGCAGCGGTTTCGTTAATTTTATCTTGAAGGAATTGAGACCACGATACTTCTTCTCCCCAAGCCAGAGAGCGTGCTTGATTTGCACCAATAGCTGACTGATACGCAGCAACTAGAGCATCGCTATATACGCCACTAATAGGCCCTTTATAGAAATCAGAAGATGCTAAAAGTTCTGCTAAATCTTGACGCTCTGCTGCGGACATCGCACGAATAACTCTGGCTGCGCCATTAACCTCGGAGATATAATCACGCACTGCTGTTACTTCTGCTTGGTCGCCAGGTGTATTGTCCTTAGTCTTAACCTTTGACTTTGGGGCATACTTACCAGTACGGTTAATCCTGTCGTTTAGATCTGCTGCACGAGCCTGAAGGATTGCACTGTTAGGCTGACTCTGCATAAGAGTCATAACCTCTTCAAGTTCCTGCTTGGCCTTGGCTACTTCTTTACCTGTTGCAGTAGCACGGATGGTCTTTTTATTGGTCTGAAAATAGGAACTACGAGCAGTCTCAACGCTAGTAGCATTGCTCTTAGCCTTGTCAAATTCTAACTGTGCAGCAGCAATGCGCTTATCAATAGCCTCGCGTTGTGCTGGTGAAATACGACCACCAGCAGCAGCAAGGGCTGCCTTCTGCTTATTGAGTTCTGCGCTTGCAGCAGTCAGTTTCTTGCGAGCAGCTTTTACTGCGGAGTCATCATCTAAGAAACTCTTGAGAGTTACCTCTGCCATCTCTGCCTATCTCCTAGTCATCCAGTAATCTGCCGAAGAGCACGTCGTATGCTGCTTGGGTATTTTCGTTGTATTTTGCTAATTCCTTGATTGACATAATGGTTCCATCTTTAATAGATTGCATTAGGTCTCTATTTGTTCCAGTCAGAGCAAAGATTTCTTTCTGGGTCTTATAGTCTGAATATGCCTTGACCATCTGACGCAATACATCTTGAGTGTCTTTGCGGATAGATCCATATGTTGGGTCATCTAAGAACTTCTCTAAGTCATCAAGTGCCTGCAGGGTCTTAATGCGTTTCTCAGCCCCTTGGTTAAGTTCTTCTTGAACCAGTGGACGACCTGCAAAGAAGCGGGACTTCCAGTCATTAAACTGCTGACGAGCAAGGCTGCGTGCAAAGTCTGATGCTGAAAACTTCAAAGTATTTTCATATTCATCGCGCTTCTGGTAATAAATCTGCAAATCTGATGAGGTTTGTACCTCACGTAGGTATTCCTCAACGCGCTTATTGGTACGAAGACCCATTGTTGCCATTGTGCGGTAAGCATCAAATGAGAAGGCACCCTTATGCGGAATCAGGAATGCTGCAGCCTGTGGATAGTCTTTGAACATTGTCTCATTATCTGAGACGAATTTGCCAGACTCTTCGGCATAACCAAAGAAGGCTACAGTCTTACGTTCAGATTCTGTAACGGTATAAGGCACAGCGTTAGGAAATAGATCCACCCAACGTTTCATCGCTGCGTCATAGTCTCCATCATACTGCTCACGAAGAGCGTTGAAAGACTGCTTGAAGTTAGCCTGACCAGCATCTCTAATCCACTCTTGCATATCAGACTTGAGCTGAATTGAAGGTGAGGCTGGTGCAAAGAATCCAAATACGAAGCGGGTAGCCAGAATTGACAAAGTTGTATTGCGAGCCCTCTCGCGGTAAGCCTCTAGTTCACCAGGCGAGGGTGGCAAAAGATTACCATCTGTATCATAACGCTTTGGAATACCGTGACCTGCTGCCTCAAGGTAAGTGACAGCCTTACGATATGCAGAAGCATACTGACCATTGCGCTCATCTTGGCTCATAGCACTCAGCGCTCTGTTGACGTGAGCAGGCATTAGGCGTGATACCAAGCCTTGGTCTACTGAGTATTCACCAAGTGTATAGCGAGCGATTGTATCGCCCATACCTGGCTCAAAGATGTTGGTTAGGTTTTGTATCGCAGTCATCGGGATAGCCGCTGCTGGACCTGAGAATGTTGGTAGCCACGACTCTGTATTCAGTGATGGCGACAACATCTTAACTGATGCACCAAACTGTACAGGGAATGGAACCTTAAAGTCTTGCGGAATGCCCAGTGCCGTTAGTGCGCCCTGAACCGCACGATAGCCTGGAGCAAAGTGTGGATACACAAAGTACTTCTCGCCACGATCATCTTCCTGAATCCAACCAGAGTGTGCTATGCCATCAAATGTGAGGGCTAACTTCTGGATAGCCTCTGGGTTATATCGAACGATACGAGCAAGACGGCGATAGAAATCCTCTTGAGCGCGATAGAAACGAGCAAAGTTACGGGCAGTAAAGGATGCTTGGCTTCGGATAAGCGGGTTATCAACATATGGAAGTATCTGAGATACTGCACGCTCTTCAACCAACTTAGCGTATTCACGTTTTGCATTGACAAGAGCTGCTGCTTTTGATTCAGCATCATCAATGCCCTTAGTAAAGTTATCATAGAAGGCTTGCTCAAAGCCTGACTTCTTCATCTGCTTACGAATCTTGGTTACTTCGTACAGCGCCATAGGCTGGCGTGATAGACGAGCAGTTGACAGACCAAGCCACACCCAGCCCTTTTGCATCAAAGGTGATGTGTAGTTATTGACATCAGCAACAGGAACTAACTCTGGCCCAACTACCGATGCTGGTATAAGGTCAATATCTTCTGGTAGGTCATCAAGAGTCAACTTGCCTGTAACGGTGTAACGATTTAACTCTGGGTCAAAACTACGAACCTTATTGAGTAGTTCTGTATTGATATCACCGTTGCGACCAGTGACGATTGCTCTAGCACGGTTAAGAACAATCTGAGCGTATTCATCAATGGATAAATTCTTACCAGAGGACAGGCGTGCGTCATCTAAAACTTTTTTATTCTTAGGGTCTGACAGCCACGCCTTCATAGCGTTAACTGCTTCAACAGGCTTGTCAGCATTAGCAAGGGCAATAGAACCTAGTTCGTCATTACCATAGAATGAGATACGTAGCGCCCAAGCAATCATTGATGCTTCGTTGTTTGGCATTAAGCCAATCTCGGTAAAGCCTCTTGCGCTTGCTGCTTGAGCATACTTGGTCTTTAGACCACCAAGGTCTAGGCGTAGTTCTGCTTGCTTGACTCCAAGAGTCTTGGCTAGGTCAAAGGCTGAATCAATATAGTTAGATCCTGCAGCAAAGTTAAAGCCGCCCTCGGATACGATAGATAGTAAGTTATCTATATCGCCGTACAGTACTTGTTCTGTCAGTAATTCTAAACCTTCGCTGTCTAGTTTAGACAAGCCAGTCATCTTTGCAAAGCGCTGTACGCGACCTGCTGTCAAAGCCTCAGCCATAATCTTACGAACTTCTTGTTCTACGCCACCTTCAATCTCTTTGCGTAGGCGACGTACTCCAGCCTGTGCTCCCTTGACTTTCTTAGCATCAGTGCTGTTCTTGATAATATCGTTGTACTCTGCAATCTTGGCTTTCTTGGCAGAAAGAATACCGTCAACCTCTTTGATGCGAGTGGCGTATCCTGCAGATTCGTCCCTATTAACAAAACGCATAATCAAACCAAGAGGTTCTGAGGCAAACTTTTCGCCAGCAGTTAGTCCTGGCGTTAAGCGCATTGCTGTGTTAAGACGGGTTGATAGATAGCGACCTTTAGCAATACCCCAAGGGCTGTTGCCAATAGCGATATTTACCATCAAGTCTTCAATAGAATTACGCAATGCGTAACGATATCCAGCAAGAGTTAAGAATGACCAAGCATTTGTAACGCTTTCCATATACTTGCTATTAGAAACGCCAATAACACGTTGGATAAGACTTGTTCTAGAAGACATACGATCTATGTCTACAAGGCTAGGAGCTGTGACAAAGTTATTCATTTCGCTAGGCAAGAGACCGAAGTCAATGTAATCGTCAGTACCAGCAATGCTATATCTAACCTGACCTTTGCCAGTTAAGCGACGGACAACCTTCTGTCCTTCTACTGTCATATTCATACCGCGAACATCTGCAATAGTGGCATACAGTCCGTAGTAAAACTCTTTGCGCTTACCTGCTTCTTCAAGTCCAGAGAAAGTCTCAGCCATTAGGCGAGCCTGACGGGTCGGAACTATAAGTGTTGCTAGTTGATAAATCTTATCTGGTGCATCTGCTGCGGTGACATCAAATGTGTTATCCTTGAATAGCGGTATGCGGGTAAACTTACGCTTGGCATTATCAATGCGACGGGCAATGTCGTTACTAGAAAAGCGTAAGCGATCCTTGCCCTTAACCTGTAGACCCTTAGCTGCCTCAATCAATTTCTTAGGTTCTTCAGTTATAGCCTTATAGATGCCATCTTGAGTTTCAGGTGCACCAAAGAAGTCATCTACTAACTGTGGTCCGATGTCATCTAGGTTAAATACTCGATTAGCGCCAGTAAGAACTGCGACTCTAGCCTTACGACGATTGTCTAGACGAGGCATAAGGATACGACGGCGAGCAGTTCCTGCATTCATCATAGTGAATGCGTCATCGCTGTTATAGAAAAAAGCCTTAGCGGAGTTAATATCTTCAATCTCAGCCTTGTTAAATAGATTAACAACTGCTGGACCGAACTCTGGAGCTAGACGTTCTGCCTGTCTGCGTGCTTTAGCGGCTGCGGTTTTGTCGCCACGCTTGGTAGCATCACGTAAATCTTTTAGATTTTTACCATAGTTATCCCAGAACGCTACAGTCTCAGGCTTGGCAAAGTATGTTGCCGCAGTGTCTCCACCTTTACGGGCAGATACAACGATAGCTTCATAAGCATACTTATTTACATCATATAAACGCTTTGCTTTACCCAATAAAAGTAATGGATCTGCAACAATACGATAGGCAGCATCTACTGCGCCCGATGTAATCTTGTAAAAGAAACCGTTTTTGTAGAAATCGCCAGGAACAAAGGCATCAATTATGTTAGCAACTGCACGACCTGGTGAATACTGTGCAGCATTGACCGCAGAGATAGCATCATCTAGTAAGTCTCTGTCTGCTTCTAGTTTCTTAGCGTCAGCGTTTGGTAGGTTCTTAATAGAACGATCTGAAATCTGTAGCCAATACTTCTCTTCATCAGTTGCAGTAGCCATAAGCTGTGCAACTTCTTGAGCATTACGAGCACCGCGAATCTTTTTAGCAATACCTACAAGATTCTTGCCATACTTTGACTCAGCGTCAGCAAGGCGTTCCTCGTTAAATACCTTTTGACCGTCTTTTTCTGCACGGTCCCACGCATCAGATAGGTTACGACCTTCTTCTGCAGCAATGATTCCAGTACGAGCAACGCGAGTAGCAAGGTCTGATAGCGCACCAGCGGCTTCAAATACCTTACCGCCTGTGTAATGCCACGCAGTACCGAGCCAGCCACGATTAGGCTTCTCTTCTGGAGACTGTTCACCGAACTTATCCTTAAGATCTTGTTGTTCATTAGGTGTAAGTTTGGTGTTATAGGCATCGTTAGCCACAGTTGCTGGGAGATTAAGAAGCGTCTTATGGGTTTCTAGCGCCTTATTAAGGCGTTCAATCTGCTTCTTTTGCTTATCGGATAACCCAGCAGCAGAGGCTGCTGCATTGAGGTCAGCCATCAATCACCTCTCGCTAGAGCTTCCTGATACAGGATTGTTATTTCACCTGTATTGTCAAAAGGAAGCATTTGTGCTAAAGCATCTGAAGTTTTTGCTTGTTGGCGTACAGCATTCATACCAAGGACCTCTGGTCCTGGTCCTTCACCTCGTGCAATACCAGCGGTAATAGGTTCATCAGGACGTTCTGTTGGGGCATATAGTGATGTAATTTGTGAAGGAGCCATACCTTGTGCTGATAAAGAGGTTGGGCGTACATCTGCTGTCTTTGCTAGTGGAGCACCTGCCTTAATAGCGGCGGTCTCAACACCTTCTCCATAGGATGATGAAGGAATATCGTCTCTGACAGAGAACTTACCTGGACCTGATACTCCAGCCAAAGGGTTCACTGGTTCAGCCATTGTTATCCTCCATCGTTTCTAAATCTTGTGCGAACTGTTCCCAAGCCTTATTAACTTGAGCATTTCTAATTGCGTTATATGTGGCTACATCGAGTATCTCTTCAGCAAATGTGTGAAGTGCTGCCACTAAGTTGTGAAAGAATCCTGCAAAAACTACTAAAACATCAGCGAGACGAACAGAGCGTGGTACATAATCAGGATCTTGTTGCACGCTCTGTCCTCTCAGTTAAACTATTTCTTCTTACCTTTACGACCTGCTGGGGTGTAAGGGAATACTACTTTGCCTGGTCCTGCTGGCTTAGAAGTATCCTTCTTTCCCATAAGTGGTTTTGCTGCTACAGCCTTTGCTGGCTTTGCTGCCTTTGGTTTCATTGTTGCACCTCCTTAGCCTGCAATAGACGCAAGCAACGTTGCGATATCGGGTCTTCCTTGCGGAACTTGTGGTCCAGCAGCAGGGGCCGCACCCATTTGTTCTGGAGTTGGCTGCGAGGCAGGAACGGGGGCCATACCTGCCGCTGGAATTTCAGGTTGTGGTTCAGGTGCAAAAGCCTTCTCAACTATCGTTTCGAGTTGGAGACCCTTTTGACGACCTTGTATGACTGTAGCAATTCTTCCAATAATCTGAGAAGGATCTTGGCCTTGTGCTGCAAGCGCGGGAATTGCTTGTGCATACTGAGCAACAGCAACACGCAAAGAATCACGCATCTCTTCAATGTCAATACGTTGTTCTTCTTGGGTAACATTTAACTCCATCGGGATTTCACGACGTACATAGTCACGTGATACCAACTTATCGCTACGCATCTGTAGTAATGCAATGATGGCACGGTTAGGATCCATACCAGACATAATGCCGTAACGGACATCTACGCCATATTCGCCATTGATAGCGCGACTTGGTACATACTTCAGGTTGAATGGGGTACCATCATCAATACCTTTGATTTCTTTGGTCATACTGCCAAAGACTTTCTCGTCTACCTCAAAGCACATTGATACAAGTTCAGTAAAGAGGCGTGCAAACTGTGCCTGTGCTGCACGGATTTGTGTATCAAAGCCTGCTTGTAGGGCTTGTACACCACGTCCTGTAATGACTGATGCTGAGATATCACCGCTGCGGGTCTCTGGATAACGAGCACCCATACGAAGTTCGCGCTCTAGTACGCCAGATTCAGTAAATACACCATTAGGAAGCTCTAGTGGCACACGACGGATTGCTTGAGGATTAGCAGAACGCATAATCGAATCAGGGCCAAGGGCAAGTTCTTGGACATCCTGCGGAATAGCAATCGGTGCTTGGATAGATTTCTCTGCTGCTTGAATCTGTAGGACTGCAAAGCGAGCACGAGCGAGTTGAACTGCGAGCACATCATCGAATTGTCCACGTGCTTCTCCATCAATAGATGGACGAACAGCTACGGATGCTAGGCAACGACCTGTTGGGTTAGGCGTATTGGAAAGAATGAGGTTCTGACGCTCAGGTAGGAAGATTAAATCTTGGTCTTTGTCGTGATAGCGAACCAAAGATAGTAGCGGTGAGCCTTGTGTATAAAGGTTCTTGCCCATAATCTGGTCATAAAACTCAGGGTATTGGGCTGCTAACGACTCTGTGTCAGTCTGCACAATCTGTGTTAATGAGATGGTTCTACCAAATCTATCAATTTCTGGGTAAACACCGAAGGGGTTAAGCAATCTAATCTTCGGATTGTTGGTCTCATAATCCATCTCAACGATGGCAGGTAGCATTCCGTAGGTGTTAAACCAGTCTGCTCCAGCATACATTTGGATTTGTAGTTCAGATCCAGAGATGTAGTGACCAGCAATACGGGTTCTGGTATCTGCCGCTTTGCGTGCAGAGTCGGAGACCATATTAGTAGCAGAACAGTTAAAGGATGGCAGTGGTGCCATTGCCTCTGCTAAGTCTTTTGCAGCTACATCGATAAAGTTAGCAACGAGAGGCTTGGGGTAGTCTTCTGAGAACATTGCAGGAAATACTCGCGCAATGTCTCCCTGACGCACGGATAGAACGTCACGCATACGCTGGTCGCGTTTGGCGTACTTAGTCTGAAGGCGTGCTACCTTCGCAATGACCTCTTTGGTTGATAACATTTATCCTACTTCCACTTCATACCAGCGCCAGGTTGTCCTTGGACAATGATTCTGGACGTTAGGCCAGTTCTATTTTGGGGAATGTACTGCTTTACTAACTTGTCCATCTTCTTCTGTTCGGCAGATTTGACAGGCTTTGGTTTCTTAATCATTATACAAACGTCCTGTTCTGTTCTGCTAATAGAGTGTCGATGTTGACAACCATACGTTTTCTTTGTTCTGAGCGTGATAAGAATGGGTTTTTCATATGGTGGGTCTGGTGTAAACCTTGGTTGAGCCACTCACGTGCTCTAATCTCACAGAACCAGAGGGCCATCACCATATCTGTCTTGCCCTTAGTCGTCGGAGACCAGGTAATAAGTTGTTCCATTAACGCTTTGATATTCTCTGTTTGATCCGAAGGAAGATGGATAAGATTATCTCGATGGTGTTTACCATCAGGCTGCTTCGTTCCAAACAAAGTGGACATACTGGCAACTCCGAATCCTGAGTCCCATTTGTTATTTCCTGTGTGGTGTTCACGCAAAATCACACCTTTGGTAGCAAGGAAGGATCTAATTCCCTCATCTTGGGTAAGGAAGGACTGAAAAGCATTACGTTCAACAATCCATTCGGCAGGATTGTAAAGATTAGTCCAATCGAGTATAAGCGTCCTGATTTGAGCAGGGGTAGGACGCGATATCTTAGTAGCGTCAACAATGTACCTTTTATGAGAGTGACGATCAACTGCGTAACATACCGCTGCTGTATCTCCGACCATAGCTGGGTCGAGGCCACAGACGAAACTAAAACCCGTGAGGTCTTTGGGGTGACCAGGATTGCCAGGTACCAGACGTCCTGCTTTTCGCATTCCATCAATAGAACCTTTCACACATACTTGGTCAAAGATGGCATCATCAGAAACATCCTGCTGTTGGTAAATCAAAGCCCAAGTACTTGCATCCATTGCTTGACGTTCGTTATATAAATGCGGTCCGTGCCAGCGAGGATAGAGACCTTCTTCTGTCTTATGGTCTTCAGTCTGCCCATCAAAGGGTTGATCTGAGTAAGGCCAGAGGGTAACCCACTTCTCTGGGTCTTCATCTGTCTCAAGTAGAGCTGGCATAGCCAGATATGTCCACGGGACCAAGCCACCAGGATATCTATCGGGGTTTCGTAGTTCTTTGTATAAATCTACGCTAGCAACGCGGGTACCAATGACAACCAACTTACCCGTCGGGTTGAGGCGGGAGCGTACATCTTGGGTGAGCCATCTGATTTGCTTCTCAAACTCATTAGCGTTCTTTAATGTGACAGCATCATCGACGATGATCATATCGGCACGCTTACCGTAAATCTGACCGCCGATACCTACGGCTTCAAT